CAATCATCAATAATTGACGAATAACATCTGCGTTACCATATCCATCAAATGGATAGATTTTTACATTTGCATCTGCTACACCTGTTCTAGCTCTTACATCTTCATTTAAATCAAATACTTTACCCGATTCTGGGTGTTTGATTGCTGCTCCTAATTGTACCCAATCATACTTATCGACTGTTCCTAATACTAATTGTTTGGAAACATTGGCTATACCACTAGCCATTCGTAAATCATCGGAAAGTAACAGAATTTTCTTTTTTGCCATAACTTTTTTTTGTTTCTTAAAATTGTGAACCACTTATTTGTAACTCTTTGTGGTCGTTCACTTGTGTTCTAAATTTTTCGTTTTTTACATAAAGGTCTAAGGTTCTGTTAACGAGCTTTTGAAAATTGATACCACCTGTAATTGTAGCCATTTTAAAATCCGTATCGTATAACTCTCTTATAACCTTAACTGTAGTTAATTTTAGGTTTGCCATTGTTATTATAATTTATATATAAATATATATATATAAAATTATTTTCCGTCACAAATTCCTCTTTGTTTAAATTCACACCAAGGGCATAACTTTGATGGTTTTTTAGGATACTCAACATCGGTTCTATACTTACCTTCCGAATCAAATACACTTTCTACAAACTCACTAAACCCTTTCCATGCTTTATTGATTGATGGTTTTCCACTTGCTGGCACATGTCTACTGATACGAGGTATTGTAAAATCTTCTACTTCGGCTACCTTTCTTTTGAGGATAATAAATTCTACATCAATTATATCAGGCGATATACCAATTAACTCAGCATAAAACTTTTTATATAATAGGATTTGTGAATTTTTAATTGGGTCAGATTTTTGATACTTACTCCAACCTTTAGTAGATGTTTTGAAATCGGTAATACGATATCTACCTGTCTTTTTACTTCTAACGATAAAGTCAATGAACCCCATAAAGTTTACATTTTCTAAAATCTTAGTGTTGATGGGTTGCTCAATTGCAACTAACTCATCATCTTTTAATGAGAAGAAATTGTTGAAGTTTTTAGATTTCTGAAAATAATCTAAAATAAGATATCCATCCTCTAAAAACTCAACTAACTCCTCTTTGGAACAAATGGGGTCTGCTCCATCATTAGATTCCTTAACAAAAAACTCTCTCATTTTTTCTTTGAGGAATTCTTTTGTGTTCATATTCTTATCAGCTTGTGATTTAGAAATACGAAGGCATCTACTTAAATATTCTTGCAAAGTTTCGTGCATTGCTGAACCAAATACTGAATGTATATTGGAAGTTGATTCGGATAAGCCATCTATGTAGCTTAACTTATATTGAAGCGGACAACCACTCCACATACTATATTGGGAAAATGAAACTCTTGCCATATTATTTGTTTATAGTACAAATATACGAATTTTATTCCATTTTTCCAAATATTATATCTTTAATTTTAGCTTCGTTATTTGTTTTTTCTCTACACCATACTTCTCACAAATGTACTTAATATTCTCTCTACCCTCTCTACTTGCATAAAGAACTTCAAGATATTCATTAGCTTGATGCTCAGAACATAGGTACTCATTTTTTATAAGAGTAACTACAAAATCTTCATATTTTTCTGCAGATTTTCCTTTCATATACTTTAGAAAATATCTACCTTTGGGAATAACATTGATATACAACTTATACATATCCTTTGGCTCAAGTGATTGAGTCAAAGGTAGTATAGATGCAATAAGTTCAATCCAATCGGGATTCATAGAAAGAAATCGGTTAATCATAAAATTACTCCAACTCTTTCTATCCTCTTCCGATAACTGCTCAAAGTACTTTGGGTCTTGTTCGTTTGTTATCGCCTTAATATGGTCAAATAATGATTTACCAGCCATACTATTCGATTACTTTTTTATCCTTCAACTCATCAGGCATCAATTCTTGTAATGACTTACCACATTGAGTACATAAAAATACTTCAATAGGAATGATTGAATCCTTAGCTTCGCCAGTAATTAAACGAGAAACCTTTTTGAATCTCATACCTTGCATAAAGATTAGATTACCACATTCACAAGGAATATCTCTGGTATCATTTAAGCTAAAGTTTGGCATTGGGGGTTGTTGTCCGTTTTGCATTTTATTTATTTTATATTGTTTATAATTTGTATCAATAGAGATGCGAAAACAATTTCTTTATCTACTACTAATGAATCTTTATATTGAGATTCTGAAATTGCCAATATAACATTAGCAGTATTTCCACCTGCATACTCATCTACTTTATCATAAAGGTATGTATACATTTCAGTATAATCATTCATCTGATTGTCTAATACCATTTGTCTGGTTTTTAGATATAGATTTCTCTTATCATCATTACCTTTAAGAGCTTCAACTAATTTTGTTTTGAAATCAGATTCAACCATAATAGCTTTATCTACTTTCAATTCTCCCTTAGCGGATTGTAATTGGCAAGTGTTTAAGATTCTACGAATATCTGGATAGTATGAACTTACGATATCAGCTACATTCTTAATATCATATGTAATCTTTTCAGCATCTAATATCTTACTTACTTGAATTGCTACATCCTTTTTAGTTGGAGGTATGATTGCAAATGATTGACATCTACTCTGAATCGGGTCAATGATTTTCTCAATGTAGTTACAAGTTAAAATGAATCTACAATGTTTACTGAATGTTTCCATTAAGTTACGAAGGATTGCTTGTGCGTTTGGAGTCATATAATCAAACTCATCTAAAATTACAACCTTAAATCCTGCAAAACCTACCGATGATGCGAAGTTCTTTACTTTGTTACGAACGGTATCCACATTATTCTCATCGGATGCGTTGATAATCATATGGTCACATTTGATTGTGTTTACGATTAACTTTGCTAATGTAGTTTTACCTGTACCCGCTTTACCATAGAGTAGTAAATGTGGGATATCGTTATTATCCAAATATTGTTGGATAGTTTCTTTGATTGTTGCATTACCAACATAATCAGCAAGAGTTTGTGGGCGGTATTTCTCCACCCACAAGCTATGCTCTTTTTTATTAATGTTATTTGCGAAAAAGCTCATATTAATTTTTTACGAATACACCATTTACGGTCTTACCAGTACGGTCTTTAATTTCATTCCAAGCTGCCTCTAAACATTCATTAGGAGTTAACCCCAATTGTTTAGCCAAAATGATAAGTGTTACAAATGCATCACCAATACCATCTTTGATTTCATCATCCTTAGATTTTAATAATGCTCCAGCTGTTTCACCAACTTCCTCCAAAACTTTTAACATTTGTTTTGGTGCATTTTCTTTCTTTAGGATATCCTTATCTGCCGCCCAACCAACTACATTTTCAATTAACTTATCAAATGAAGCATCATAGTTTGGGAATAATTCATAACCAACTTCTGTTGGAAATAATTCTAATTGTTCTTTCATTTTATTAATTTGAGATTTCTACTAAATAATACTTGCAAATAAAGTCATCGATTTGAAATTGAACATTTGCTAAACCATCGGTTGATACTTTTAATTTTGCAGATGTTGCTTCTTTGTTAGCCGTTAAGATTTCCTTCAAATACTTTGCTGAGAATGAGATTGGTTTTACTTCACCATCAAATCCTTTAGTTGCAGTAAATGTAACTCTATTTGTAGAGATAGAAGAATATCCAATTGCCATCTTCAAATCACCACCTTCAGTAAACACAGTGAATGTATCGATATCAGATAATGCACCTTTTGCTTTGATAAACTTATCAATCATATTTGATGCCATGTCGATTGAAATACCAAACTCTGGCAATTGCTTCAAATCAGGCACAACCGGAATCACACCTAAATCTGCTAATTGATAAGAAGTTTCAGTTTCATCCGAAGATAACTTTAATACAGTAGCCTTATCACCTACGGTATCAACTTTTAAACTCAAATCGTTATCTAAGATACCTACTAAGTTTTTCAACAAAGAAGTTGTATAGATACCAATACTAAATGGAGTTGATGTAAATCCATCAAAGTCCACTTCACCTAACATAGTTTTATCATCCGAAATAAATCGAACCGATAATTTGTTTCCTTCGGCATTCCATGCTACCGACTCAATTACTCCACCTAAAGAGTACTTTTGAATAAAGCGTAATAAATTTTGCTTGTTCATACTTTTTTTTTTAAATTTTAAATTATTGTTTTACAAATATACGAAAAGTTTTTTAAAAAGCAAAGAATTTCTTTGCCGTTTTTGTATTGTTCGATGCTTTTTCCCATTTTAGGGCTTTATAGAAATCATCTACCTTGTTTTCCAACTCAGCTTTATAAATCATATCTCTATCAACATATTGTTCTACGAAGTCCATAATCTCTTTTGGGTCGTTATAATCCTTAAATGCTACCGTATCCAATCCTAATGGATTATTTTTAAGATATACCCACTTAACTTTATCACCATCTCTAATTGGTTCATTCTTAAATGGACAATTGAAGAATTTTAATAATCGATTG